TCCGGCTAACGCTGCGAAGTTGGGGTGGATCTAAACATAGGGGAGGGCCGAAGCCCTCCCCTATTCACATTGAGGTTACAATGAGCACTATTCCAGAATTTGGTCAGAAGCTGGCCAGCTATTTTGCTGCAGTGTCCACCAAGTTGAAGGCTAAGCCTGCTTCGGTATACGGTGCAGACAACTCGTTAGAACTGGGTGGTGACACGGCTGCAGAACTTCAAGCTACTTCTGCAACCTACTTGACCGCTCACGCTGCACGCAAAGATAACCCTCACAACGTCACCATTGAACAAGTGGGCAGTTACACCAACCCTGAGTTCGACGCACTGCTTAAACAGCGTGTGGGTGCAGGGATCATTCCGATCAGTCGCTATGGCGATCTGTCCTTCTTGCCACCGGGTGTCTCTGGTAGCTTTGAAGGTTCGACCACAGTCAAAGAGACTGGCGGTTCGGATGTCAACCTGCGTGAGTTCTTCTCCTTTCAATTGGAGGACAACGGCACACTGACGTTCCTGCGCAACGGGACTGAAGGGGCCAGTTACGGCGTGTACTACGGATTCATCCTAGGCGCGGCTAACGGGTTGGCTGGTAACAAAATAACCCTGACCACGAGACGTTACAAGCCGGCTATCGTGGGCGTCGCCAACTACGTCAACCACATCTACCAAGGTGGCACGGGTATCGTAGCTGGACGTGTAGCTGACCTTGCGACTCAGACATTGGGCAAATGCTTCTTGGCTCTGACGAACGGCTCCATGAACGATGTGGGTCACACTGGCTGCTGGTTGGACGTGAGCTGGGACGCCATTCTGCTCCGCTCGGAAATCATCGTCGGGAAAGACAAGGTCTACATCCTGTACAACCAGTACGCTACTGTCGGTGCACCTGCTACGCCTGAGCCACTCGAGTACACGCTCTACGAACTGCCCAAGACGGCATTCGATAACGTCACGACTGTCACTCCGACTCAGGTGACCATTGGTCAGTGCACTGGTTTCTTGGGTGCGCAATACAACACCGGTAAGTTGCGTTTCGCTGCAGTGGCTGAAGCGAAAGACGCTGTCACGCCAGCACTGATTCAACACATCGGTGCTCCAGCGACTTGGTTCTCCGGTAGCCGACACATCGGTGGTTCTGGTCGTATCGTGACGTCTGCTGCTTTCAATGCGGACTTCACCAAGCTGCGAGTGATGACGTTCCAAGATGCCCGGTACATCCTGCCCGGCAGTGTGAACCAAGGCATCAAGGTTTGCTGGAGCTTCGTGCTCGACATGCAGACGATGACCGCAACGCTTGACGATGGTCTGGTTCCAATGCAGATCGATGTCTTGAACCCGACGACCCTGAGGTTTACAGGTAACGTAGGTGGCAGTAACAACGGCCTAGCGATCCTCGGCACTACAAGTGCTGACATCTCGGCAAGGACGTACATTACCAACACCGGGTTGATCTTCGCCAGTCGGGTCAGTTATGGCCCGGTGAGTGACGATGCCATTTACCGCGGTAAGTGGAACAACTTCATATCGCCGTTTGACAGCCTCAAGGCTCCGATGCTCACCTATCTCCCTGAGACGCGTGAAGGTCTGACCTGCCCACGGACTTACGGTTCTCCGGCAGGTGACGGCTTTGATGGCTTCAGGTTGATACCGGGTAACCAAGGGGTGGTCTATTGCCGTAACGCAACGAGCTCAGGTGCGCTGGTCAAGTTCAAGCTGAAAGAACCAGGCGAGGACATGAGCACGAACTACACCTACCGCTCTGTGACTTACCCTGCAGGTCTGATCGGGTACAAACCAGGTCTTGATCGAGTGGATCTGAACGTGGCATCTAAACGTCCTGATCTGGTCTGCACGGTCTATGAGATGGATGACAACGGGTATGAGGTGCGTGGTTCGGTACTGGCTAACCAATCGGGGTACACGTCACGCTATCTGACCATGGCGGCTGACATGTCGACCAGTGGCAGTATCTCGGCAACCCAAGCGCAACTGGATGCCTTGAAAGAGGCGATCATCACTGGCGGCGGGTACGACCCAACGACCATTGTCGGACCATCGATTATCGAGTTGGTAGTTCCGCAGAATCCTGCAATGTTGACGTACGCTATCGTGGGGTTCATTGCACCGAACTTCGATCGACGGTTCATCCTCGCCAAGGTGACCTTGAGTGCTCGTAGTGGTGTGCTCGCTAGTCTGACGTACGACGCACTGATCCTTCACGGTAACTTCGGTGTGACGGCAAACGCCCAAGGGACCTACCTCGATGCGTCCGACGGCATCCGTCAAGGGAACCATTGGATCTACGAGGTCGCTGATGGCTTCATGGTCACCGGCAACCCAATGTGTAGGTATCAGTACCCTAGCGGCAGTCACTACGCCCGTTACGCGTTCTTCGTGAACAAGTCCGATGGGAGCACTGTCTCAGCACGCCATACTTCAGGTGGGTCGAGCATCGCCAACACCCGGTATGCTGCTCTTCCTGGGTTGGGCATTGGTGAGGTGTCTCTTGCTGACATCACCACCAAGTTGGTATTCCGTCGTATTGCCAAGACCAAGGCTGAGTTGGCTGCATGGGCATTCACGGAGACAGCAGCTCAAGCTCGAGTACTCATCTCGCAAGAGGTGGCACAAGGGTGGTCTGTCTACTTCACAGAGCCGACTCCGGTGATTGTGAATGGTGTGCCTTCAGTTCTTGCACTGGCCTCGTTTGACTTGGCTACCATCAAGGCTGATCCATCGAACTCCACGTTCTACGTTTACGTCAACATGGTCAACGGTGTGGCGACCTATGACATCAAAACCACGTACGTGGTAGAGACTGCGACCTACATGCTGATCGGTACCATTGTCACGGGGACGCAGAGCATCACCTCGATGAACATTGAGAAGGTCACCAAGTTCGCTGGCTTCCGTCTCTCGGCTACCCCGCTCGGTAAGAGTATCCCGGTCACCCCCGGACTGCCTTCTCGTGAGTCCCATCTTGATGCCGGTTGGTTCTGAGGTTAATCATGGCCACAATAGCAGCATTGAAGACGTCCATTGCAAACCTGCTTGCGCAGATCAATGCTTTGGCCGCACGTAAACCAGACAAGGCCACCACGGCTGATAATGCTACCACCCTCAGCGGAGTCAACCGTGCTACCTTGCTGTCCGATGCACAAACAAGGGCTAACACCCACATTGCTCGTACTGACAACCCTCATGCAATCAATGCGGCAAAGTTGGGTGGTGTGGACAAGGCGTACATCAACACGGGTATCGCTACCAGTGTACCGTTGAACGCCCTCGCTGTCAGTCAGTTCGGAGACACGGACACTTCCTCTCTTGGAGTGACATCCTCCGGCTGGACACTGAAGTTCACCAAAGTGATTCAGGCCTATGTACAGGGAGTGTTCAAGCTGCTCCCTATCCAAGACATCGTCCTGACCACCATTGATGCTGCACCGGCTAACAAGACGTTCTACGTCTACGTGTCGGTGGTTGCTGGGGACCTTGCCTATCGTGTCACCCTCTCGTTGCTTCCTGAGAGTCTGGGCACGATGTACATTGGTAAGGTCGTCACTAACGGCACTGCCATTACCAGTCACACGGTAACGGATCGTATCACGCGCATCGGTATCGATCGGGTTGCGGTATCTGCTCAGGGATGTAGTATCCCTACCACTGCTGGTAGCCCGATTGCTGCTGATAAGCTCTCGGCTGCATGGCATCCGTAGATACGGCAATAAGGATAGGGGATAGGGGCTTGCCCCTATCCCCACTGTTTATTAGTGGTTTTGTTATTACTCAAATCATAGATCTGGGTCGTAATCCAAAACTGTTGAAGACAATCCTATTGTATGTACAGGCAGTAGATACTGTCAGGTGAGGGGGTGATCCAGCACGAGCGTTTAACCCGAAACGGTTGAGCATCGACGGGAGTCCGAAGCATACGTTTCAACGGCGCCTGTACCGGGCAGCATGGGCTCAAACTCATGCTGCCCATTTATGCCGACACACAACACAAAAGGGGAATTTGATGAGTGAGCAAATAGGTATCACCGGCAACCTGTTCGAAGCTACCGAAAAGGCTGAACAGGCACCTACCACCCAACAGCCAGCACCTCGTGTGATGTCTCAGGGATTTGCGCAACTGGAAGAGAAGGATGATCCTTACGAAGATCTCGGCTATCGTCGTTGAGCATTGGCGGGGTCAGCCCCGCCCTTATGCCGCTTTGACAAATTGTAATTAAAAATTATAAGGCGATACATTATATCCATGGAAGCACAACCATAACTCAAGTAAGGGGTAAACCACATGTCGCATCAAGACGACGTAGTAGCAGAAGTTCCAGCACAAGCTAAAGATGCCAACTCCATGGCCACTATCCGCGAGGGCGATATGACGACCCGCGATCTATTGGCACTGGCTGGTGTGGATGCAGGGGACGTTGCCCGTGAGAAGATCCTGACCCGTGGGCAGAAGGTCAAGCGTGCAATGGTGAGGACTTACATCCTCTTCATCACTCTCGCAGTACTGATCGTCGGTGGGGCGGCTGGTTACGTCTATTACGAATTTACCAAGCCGGGTAAACGTATGGTGGACTACAGGGCGTGTCAGTACGTCGATGAGAAGCAAGGCATCGAGATCACCGGCAAACGTGAGTACTCCTATCTGGAGCGCTCACTGTTGGGGGTTCACTTCCGTCTGGACAAGGACATCGAAGAGAAGACCCAGATCGACATCAAGGGCGACTCCATCACGGTTGCTGGCATCGTGAAGGATGGTACATGGTGGTCCAAGTTCGCCGATATGGGTGAGCGTGGCATCATGATCCTGAACCATGCGGATCAGTATGTATTCGCCACCAAGAAGAAAGCGGTAGTCGTTGGCTACGAACAATTCTGCCGTTAAGCACAAACACCAAGAACAGGGAGGCCGAGCCTCCCGCATTATCTATCTGTACGCACAAGAGAACATCATGGCAGACATCGACGCACGCATCAAGAACATCCAGCAAGAACTCAACTCTTTGCAGGCGCGTGTCAAGAAAGGGGAAGTTCTGTCCCGGGAAGAAGTACTGGCATTGCAACAGTGCCGAAAGGGTTTCGACGAGCTCAAGCAGATCGACACCTACAAGGAAGTCATGCGTGGTATCAACCTGAAAGACATCACTGATAAGTGGGCCTGAGATCATGAGCAGTAAGAATCCCCCAGCATGCTACAACTCCCGCGTCTACTTCCAACCGAAAGGCCAAGAGAAGACATACATCAAAACTTTCGGTGATAACGGTGAGGGCAGACAACTAGCCTACACCAAAGACATCGAAGAGGCCAAACTGTTCCGCTCCCATGTAGGCTGGATGGGTCCTGGTCCTGACTTCGATTGTTACCATGTTCTTATGCAGTTCTTGCTGACCTTCTTCACCATGGACGGGCAATACCGTGGTGCAGTAGGTAACGAACACTTCGATGACAGCCCCAACGCGACGGAGTTTGTCACCGAGTCCCTAGAAGGCAAGCGGATGCTGTCCTTCACCCTGATCAAACTCGAGAGATAACATGGCAGCCGCCCTAGAGAATGTTGTCAAATGGCTACACTCCTCCTCGGGCCGCAGTAAACGAAGCGATAACACTAACCAAGGCTGCTACATGTTAGAGCATGTAGCAACCGGGCGTTTCTATCTGGGCCAGAGCGAGACTGTTTCCTCCGATATAGATAAACAACTAGCCCTGCTCTCAATCGGTAAGCACCCCTGTAAGCTCCTTAACAAGCTTTACGAGAAGGATGCTGAGATCCGGTTGTTCGAGTATCCGATCAAAGCTAAGAAGGCCCGTCAGGCCCTCCTGAAAGAGATTAAGGAGACTTGCGAGACGGACTATCTGTGCCTCAACCCAAGAGACATCAAATGACAGGCCAGCATAAGCTGTTTGATGAAGTTATGATCTACGATCCCAGCGAAGTGCTAGACCATGCTCCGTCTCATGGTGCCTCCGTAAGGGTCGTGATCCCAGATACGGCTAGCATGTCCGATGAGGAGATGTACGCCCTCTTGCCTCCTGACACTTTGCCGATCTATTCCACTTGGCCTGTCCGTAAATGGGGTCAGTCGATGATCGGTGACCTCTACGGTTATTTCAAGCCACGTCAGATTGGCGTACTTGAGATCAAAGGTCTGGTAAATGGAAAAGAAGACTGGGTATTACATGGGAGAGTCTACTATCACGGCGGAATCCATCTCAATAACGAGATTTTGACTCCGCTGCGAGCTGTGGTTCTCAGTACTGACATTGAGCGTGGTGATCCTACCAAGGGCCGCCGGGTATTCCAGCTTAATCGCCTGATGGTATCCCCAAAGTAAGTTAGGAGCACACCATGGACAACCGTATCGAAGCTCTGCGAGCAGAGATCAGTCGTCTGAACGACCTCTACTTCAACAAGGGGGAGTCAGACGTTGAAGATGACATTTATGATTCTCTCAAAGCTGAGCTGCGCACGCTGGAAGGGGAGTCAGACGACCCACTGTCACCGCTGAACCTAGTCGGCGCCTCTACCGACGGCGGTTTCGACAAAGTCAAGCACCTGACGCCCATGCTCAGCCTTGGCAACGTCTACAATGAGGAAGAGCTGACCGATTGGATCATGGGTTTGGGTTATGCAGCGCATGCGCAGCTCGAGCACAAGTTCGACGGCCTAGCGATTGACTTGTTATACGACAAATGTAACTTAAAGTACGCTGCCACTCGTGGTGATGGCGACATTGGTGATGACATCACCGACAATGCCATCCATTTCGAGGGTGTTCCAGAAGCGCTCTCGCAATTCAGAGGCAAGGTGGAGATTCGCGGTGAGGCGATCGTGCCGCACCACCATTTCCAGCGGGCCTGTGAGATGCGCTTGGCGCAAGGCAAGAAGGTCTATGCCAATCCCCGGAACATGGTCGCCGGTCTAGCCCGGAAAAAGGAAGGTGAAGGGCTCTTGGGCATGGGCATTCGCTTTATTGCCTACGACGCCGTACTTCATACTGACGCCGGGCCGCTGTCAGTGCCATTGTCGTACCTTGACCCGACTGTTCAGGAGCAGTTCTACATCTCCGAGCCGGTCTGGAAGGGTCTGACGGGCCAACTTGAAGAAATCATGGAGGCCATTGGCGATGTCACCGAACGCCGTCGTGAGTTAGACTACGATATAGACGGTTTGGTGCTCAAACTGGTCCATCCGGCTGAACGGGCAACCCTCGGCCAGCGTTCTACCTCCCCTCGTTGGGCAGTGGCGTACAAGTTCGAGGCTCAAACGACGACAACCATCTTGGAAAGCGTCGAAGTGCAAGTCGGTCGGACTGGGGTATTGACTCCGGTGGCGAAAATCCGTCCTGTGAAGCTCTGTGGTGTGACGATCTCGTCTGTCACTCTGCACAATTTCGAGGAAATCGAGCGACTGGACCTGCATCTGGGTGACACGGTCGTGGTTTCCCGTCGTGGCGACGTGATTCCGAAGATCGAAAGCGTGGTTGTAGCGCTGCGCACTGACGAACATGGCCTGATTCACACGCCGACTGAATGTCCGTGCTGCGGATCGCCGGTAACCAAGCGCGATGTGGGCAAAGAAGAAGGGGTGAAGCTGTTCTGCACCAACCTGATCAACTGCCCAGCTCAGCTTATCAACCGGATGGCGTACTTTGTCAGCCGTGATGGCATCGATGTCAAGAACTTGGGTCCTGCTGCGGTCGAATCCTTGATCGCCACTGGGGTCCTCGGGTCGTTCAG